CGCTGCGGCTGGCGCTGGCACGAACGATGTAGGGTGACGGGGCTGGCATGCGCGGCTCTCCTGAGTGATGGCGCTCAGTTTGGCCGGGCAGGTGTCTAGTTGTTTAGGGAGAGGGCTAGACTATTTTCAGGGGCGGTGGAGCGTATGGACGGGGCGGGCTGGGCCAGCCCCCCGCCAAGTTTATTCAGCATTCTGCTCTCCATTTGCCGGCGCCTGGCCGGCGGCTTGTTTGTCGTTTGCTGCGTCGCTGCTGAACGTCAGCCCTTTTTCGTTGACCTTTTGCCGCCAGGCTGCGATTTGTTCCAGGAGGTCGCGCGGGTTGCCGCCCCGGCGGCGGATGATTTCGACTTCGCTGGCGAAGCCGGCCTGCACCAGTTCCAGGTTGGCTTTGGCCTCTTTCAGCGGGTCGATCCACGGCATGCTCTGGCCGATGAACAGGGCGTCGTCTGCGCTGTTGGCCACTACGTCTGCCGGGGTGGACACCACGCCGGAGAGGTGGGCGATGGCGACGAATTGTTCCCACACCGGTTGTACGGCCATGCCGACGAATTCGTCGGTGAGTACGGCGTAGTGCACCCATTGTTCGACCAGCTCTTGACGCTGGCTGCTGTAAGTGCCGTCGTAGTCGCGGCTGATGCTGCTGTAGCTGGCGCCGATGCCGGCGGCTGCGGCGCGCAGCTGGCCTTGGCGGAAAATCGCCACGTTCGGGTTCGGGCGCTTGGTGTCGATGAGGCCGATTTCTTCACCGACGCCGAGGCCGTCGATAATCATGCCGGGCTGGATGCGGATGTCGCGCGGGATGGGGTTGCCTTCGTCGTCCAGCTGGGCGGTGTAGTCTTCCGGGCTGCCGCGCTTGACGTAGGCGGTGAGCGCGGCGGCGATTTTGGCGGCGATGCGCTCGCTTTCTTCGTAATCCTTGATGTCGTCCAGCCGGGTGAGCACGCTGGCGAATTCGGAGACGCCGCGCTGCTGGCCGATGCGGTCGATGGCGGCGATGTGCAGCATGCGCTCTGCGCTGATGCGGCGCAGGTTGGCGGATTGCGAGATCAGGCCGGCATCGAGCGGGTTTTGTTTGTAAACCCAGAAGCCCACCGGGCGGCCCCAGCCATTGCGCTCGATGCCCTGGCGGATTTTGTCGCCGTCGTCGTAATCCAGCGGCACCATGTCGGCTTCGAACAGTTCCAGCGAATACGGTACGCGGGTGCCGTGGTCGAGCTTGGGCACCGGGCCGATCAGTTGCTGGGCGAAACATTCGCCATCGCGCAGCCAGGCGCGGGCGAGCATGCGCTGGGCTTTGGCCCAGGTGTGGCGGTGGGTGACTTCGGGGGTTTTGCACCAGTCGCGCCAGGCTTCGCGCAGGGCTTTGGCGTAGTCTTCGTGGATGGTGCCATCGGCGCGGCGCGGCTGGGGTTCGATGCCGATGCCGTTGGGGCCGATGATGTTGTTGACCAGGGTGCGCAGCGCGCCGCGGGCAAGGTCGTGGTTGCGTTCCAGATAGCGCGCCTGGGCGCGCAGGGGGCCGGCGCCGGCCTGCACCAGTTGGTCTGGCGAGTGGCTATCGCGGCGGGTTTTGCGCTGTTTGCCGGGCTTGGCGGCTTCGTAATGCGCAAGGGCGTTGCGCATTTGGGCGCGGCGCACGCCGGCATGCGGGGCAAAATAGGCAACAATGCGGTCGACGAGATTCATGGGTCAATCCATCCGCGCGACGCTGAAGCCGATGCCGCCGATGCGCGGGGCGTTGGCGCCGGCGGCTTCGCTGGCTGCTTTGCGCTCCCACTCTTGCCGGCCTTTGCGGATTTCGGCCAGGTCTTCCATGCCCAGCATGCGTTCGCCGAATTTGATGGTTTTGCCATCCAGCACCGCTTGTTCTGCGGCGAGGTATTTGGCGTGCATATCTGTGGCGGTGGACATGGTTGGCAGACTCCGAGGGTTTATCGGAGTGTGCCGGGGCGGGTGTCTAGTTGTTCAGGGGTCGGGCTAGACTATTTTGGCCGGCGTTTTTTCGCTGACGATCTGGTATAGCCGGGGTTTGCTGATGCCGTATTTATCGCACAGCTGCTTGCGGTTGCGGCCGTTGAATTCGGCGCGGATGGCGGCGTTGCGGTCTGCCATCTGGCGGGGGTTCCGGTTGCAGGTGGGCACATACAGCACATCGCCGCCGCGCCTGGCGGCCAGGCCGTTGACGATGGCTTCGGCAATCGGTACGGCGAATTGCTCGTGATAGCCGATGCGCTCGCGCAGGATGGTGGTGATTTCGTTTTGCAGGGCAACTTGATGATCAAGCGTGGCGGTGGTCATAGCCTCTCCATCCACTCGCTGCTGGCGAAGCCGGCGCGGGGGGCGGCGGGCTTGGCTGCGGGGCGAGCGGTTTGTTTTGGCTCCTCGTTTTGCGGCTGTGGCTGGCTGGCTGCCGGCTCTGGTGTGATGTTGGCTTCTGGCTCGACCATGGCTGCGCGGCGGTCCCAGTCGGCTTTTTTCCATTTGTGTAAATATAACTCGGGGTGGTGGCTGGCGGCCAGCGATAACACCCAGGTGTCGAGCGCTTCGTTGCGCTTGCCCTTTTTCAGCTCCCAGCGATTGCGGCGCGGGTTGTATGTTTCGCTCACCAGTTGGTCGAAATAGCCCTCTTCCAGTTGATGGCTGAAATGCACTTTGCGCGCTTCTGGCGGTTGGTCGGTGTCGTCGTGCAGGCGGCCATAGAGCAGCGCCTTGGCGGTGTCGGTGCCGACCAGGTACAGCGAGACGCCTTTTTTCAGCGTCTGCCCGCGCAGGTTGACGTCCTGCTTGCTCGGCTTGCCGAGGATGATGCGGCCCGGCGTGCTGGCGCCCTTGCAGGCGATGGCGCGCTTGATGGCGCCGCTGCGCACGAAGGCATACACCATGTGGGTGTGGTGGCCGCCGGTGTCGATGGCGGTGGCTTCCAGCCGCAGTGTTTTGCCGCGGGCGTTTTCAAATGCCACGCCGTTGAGAAATTCTGCCAGCCTGGACCAGAGCTTGTCATCGCTCGGGCTGCCGGGTAGTACGTGATAATCCAGCGTCCAGCTGCGATCTTGGCGACCCCAGCCGGTGATCTGGATCTCCAGCCGATCGTCCTGCACGTCTACCCCGGCGGTGAGCACCAGGCAGCCGGCCGGCACCGTGCGGCGGTCGTAGGGCTCAACCCGCGCCAGCAGCACGTTGGGCTTGATATCGCGGCTACGATCCGCCCATGTTTCACCGAGCACGGTGTTGATGAAGGCGATCAGCTTGGTCAGGTCGTTTTGCGCCAGCAGCCAGCGCTCGGCCAGCTCGCACCAGTTTTCGCCGATGCCGATGGGGGCATACAGCGCGTTGATGTGATAGCTGCGCCAGAGGCCATCCGGGTTGTGCGCTTGCCATTTGCCGGCGGCGAGCATGGCGGGCTTCTGGTGCTCGTCGATTTCTGCGCCGCACTCGTGGCAGTTGTACCAGGCGCGGGTGACGCGGCCTTTGACGGCGTGCCAGCGCATGTTGTCCCACACCAGATGTTGGCGCTCGCCACAATGCGGGCAGGGCAGCATAAAGCGCCGCTGGTCGCCGAGCTCGAATTGCTCTTCGATGCGGCTGGCGTCTTTGACGGTGGGCGACGATACGACAAACAGCTTGCGGTCGTGGAAGGTTTTTTGCCGGACTTCCAGCAGCTCCAGCGGATTGCCCTGCAGCGTGGTCCAGTCGTATTCGTCCACCTCGTCGGCAATCGCGTAGCGCAGGGAGGTGGATTTCAGTTCGGCGGTCGAGCCGGCGGTTTTGGCGTAAAAAATGCCGCCGACAAACCGCTTGCGGCTGGCGCTGTTATCCCCGGCGCGGTTGCTGCGCGTGGCCAGCACATCGCGCACCGCTGGCGTGCTGGCGCCCATCGGGTCGAACTTCTGGCTCATCCAGTCGTTCAGCGCCTTTTCGGTTGGCATGACGATGGCGACCGGCCCCTTGGCGTGGGCCATGATGTAGCCGATCCAGTTTGCGCCGGCGACCGTGCCGCCGACCTGGCTAGATTTCATGAACACCACCTTGCGCACTGGCGAATTCTCGCTCAGCGCATCCATGATCTCGCACAGATATGGCACCCGGCTGGTGCGCCACTCGCCCGCCTCAGCGCTGCCCTCAGAGCTCAGAATAATATTCCGGTCCGCCCACTCGCTGACGGTGAGCGGGGATTTCGGCCGCGTGGCTTTTTCGGCGGCGGTGAGGACGGTCAGGAGGGCGTCGTCGCGGTGCATGTTACCGTTCCATCTCGGCCAGTTTGCGCAAAATCTCTGAAACGCTTTTTTCTGCCATTGCTATCACCCCTCCTGTTTTCCGATTTCTTCCATCTGCCGCAAAAACCCGCGCTGCATCTTCGCCAGGGAATCAAACACCTCCTGTTTCAGCGCGGCGCGGATGCCATCCAGATCCAGCCCGACCAATTCCGGCGCCAGCCGATA